ATCTGCTCGAGCAGAAGGCAATCACCAACGGCCTGGCCGCGCCACGTGTCCTGATCGTGCCGCAGCTGCATGGCAATGATCTCGGCGTATTGGCGGGCCGCTTGGCCAACGCCGCAATCAGTATTGCTGACAGCCCTATGCGCGTGGCCTCCGGTCCGCTGCTGGGCCTGGGCCCCGTTCCGACCGACAAAGAAACCGTGCCGTTGTCGTCCGCGATTCGTGCCGAGCTGGATACCGCGCGTTTCTCCGTATCACAGACCTATCCCGACTACCCGGGCGTGTTCTGGGGGGACGGCAACATGCTCGATGCGCCGGCAAGTGACTTTCAGGTGATCGAGTACCTGCGCCAGGCCGACAAGGCGGCGCGTCAGGTTCGTCCACTGCTGATCCGCCGTGTCGGCGATCGCCGCCTGAACAACACGCCGAACAGCATGGCCGCCGCGATCAGCGCATTTATGAAGCCGCTGCGCCAGATGGCCAAGTCCACCACCTTCGCCGGCCAGGTGTTCCCGGGCGAAATCGAATCGCCCCAGGACGGCGACATCGTCCTGGTGTGGCACAGCAAAACCAAGGTTGAGATCTACATCAAGATCCGGCCGCTCAACTGCCCGAAAGACCTGACGGCCAACATCGCCCTCGACCTTTCCAACGACGATTTGGAGTAAGCCCCTATGTCAGCCCGTATTGGCGGCAAGAACTTCGACGTGAACCTGGGCGACCTGCAGGTACACGTTGACAACTGCACCCTCGACATCACGGACAACACCGCCGTGGCGCAGAGCGGAGGCGTGCCCAATGGGCACGTCGACGGCGATGTCTCGGCCAGTGGCGAGATGGAATTCGACACCAGCAACTTCAACTTGCTGATCGAGGCCGCCCGATCGGCGGGCAGCTTTCGCAAGATGGAAACCTTCGACGTGGTGTTCTTCGCTGCCGCCGGCGATGAGGAGCTGCGCGTTGAGGCCTTCGGCTGCAAGTTGAAGGTGTCCAGCCTGCTGGCAGTCGATCCCAAGGGCGGCGAGAAATCCAAACACAAGGTGCCATTTGACGTCACCAGCCCGGACTTCATCCGCATCAACGGCGTGCCGTACCTGGACGCTACCGAGATCGAGGGCCTGCGCTGATGGTGTGCCCGTTCGACCGTGCTCAGGCGCTGGAACAACGCCAGCGTGACCAAGCGATCGCGGCCCAGCTCGCCCAAGCGCGGCCGAGCGGGCCAAGCCGGGTTCACTGCCTGGACTGTGAAGAACCTATTCCTGAGAAGCGCCGCGCCCAGGGCGGGATCGTCCGCTGCACGCCGTGCGCCTCTCTGACCGAACAAGGACAACGCCGATGAGCAACATCACCTGGCCGTACTTCGCCGCCGCTGAATTGCGTTGCAAATGCGGCAAATGCAACAGCACCGGCGCCGAGATGGATCCGGCGTTCATGGCCGAGCTGGTGACCCTGCGTCAGCAATTTGGCCGGCCTATGGCGCTGAGCAGCGCCTACCGCTGCCCGAAGCACCCGGTGGAAGTGAACAAACCCGCACCAGGTGAACACTGCACCGGCCTGGCCGTTGACGTGCGCTGCCGTGGCGAAGACGCCGTTGAGATCCTGCGCCTGGCGATGAACCTGAAGTTCACCCGCTTCGGCATCAGCCAGCGCGGCAACTCGCGTTTTCTTCACTTGGGCATGGCGCCGGTCGGTGGCCGATTCCCCAGCCCTGCGATCTGGAGTTACTGAATGCGCCTGAATCACACCCATGCCCTCATTGCCCTGGGCGCTGTCTTGTTCGGCAGTCAGCTGGAAAACATCGCCATCACCTTGGATGAGTCCTACGGCGAGGAAGTCGCGGCCATCACCGGGGCGTACTGCCAAGCCCCCGAACGTCTGCGTTTGGCGCTTCGCGAGGTGATCGACGTGAGCGCGGCACCGAACAAAATCCGCGTGGAGTGCGCCGCCGATGCCCTTTAAAAGCTCCCTGGTCGTGAAGGCGGTAATGGGTACCAAACAATGGCAGTTGGTACAGCCGTTGATGTACCTGACAACCGGCAACCAGTGGGTGACGGTGCCGCAGTGCTACCGCACCGATCTGGCCAGCGTCCCCCGGCCGGTCTGGTGGCTGATCCCGCGTGACGATGAATGCGCCCGCCGGCCTTCGGTGGTGCATGACTTCATTTACACCAACGCCACCGACCGATTCACCAAGGCCGAAGCCGACCAGGTGTTCTACGACGCCCTGCTCGAGGAGGGCATGCCCAAGCCTTTGGCCTGGTTGATGTACACCGCCGTCCGGATTGGCGGCCGTGGCAACTGGAGCGCATGAAATGGAGCTTTCATCCATGACCGTGAGCGTACTGCTGATGATCACCGAGCTGGTTCTGACCGGCGTCGCGGGCTTTCAGGTGTACCTCTTCAAACAGATCAGCGCGGCCCGCCGTGAACACCTCGAGTTTCGCATCGAGGTCGCTGAACGATACGTCCGGGCCGAGCACATCGACAAGGCCATGGAAAAGCTGGAAGACCGGCTGGAACAGCGGCTGCAGCACCTTTTTAACCAACCACCACAACGGAAAAGATCATGAGCGAAACACGCGATATCACCCTGGAAGTCGGCGACAAAGAATTCACTTTCACCCTGACGCCGCAGGACGTGACCAAGTACTTCAACAGCCTGACCCAGAACAACAAGGTCGCCCCGGCCAACAACCTGCTGGTCAACACCGTCAAGCAGGAAGAACGCGCCACGTTGAAGGCGCTGCTGGGCAACCCGGTGATGGTGATGCAACTCGCCGGCGCGCTGGTCGAGGAGTACGGCCCGGACGTTGAAGTCATCGTAAAAAAGCCCTTGAGCACGCTGAGCGCCTGAAAGAGGACGGGCTAGGCCAACTGTTGGCCCTGTCCGGTCGCTGGTTCCCTGGTGAAGCGCCCACACCCGAGGTGATGGGCACTGCCAAGTGGCTGGAGGACGAATATTGGCACCGCATGGGGATCGCCGTTGCCAACGGCATCGCCCAGGCATTGAACGGATAAACACGCATGGCTGACCGCGCTGCCCGCCTGGCTTTCATTTTGAGTCTGACCGACAAGGTCACCGCGCCTCTGGGCAAGGTGAAAATGGGTTTTTCCGACCTTGCCGAGAAGAGCGAAAAGAACATCAAGACGATGGGCATGGGGCTGGGCGGCATGATCGGCGCCGGCGCGGCTATCACCGAATCGCTGGCACCTGCCCTGGAAATGAACCGCGCCCTGGGCGAGGTCAGATCGCTGGGCGTGGCCGAGGACGCGCTGAACGCACTCAATCGCAAGTCCCTTGAGTTCTCCGTGGCCTACGGCGAAAACGCCCGGGATTTTGTCGCGTCGGCGTACAGCATCGAAGGCGCGATCAAGGGGCTCACCGGTGACCAGCTGGCCACGTTCACCAATACCAGCAACCTGCTGGCCAAGGCGACCAAGGGCGATGCGGAAACCATGGGCGCCTACGTGGGCACCATGTACAACCTGTTCAAGGGCCAGGCCGACGCGATGGGCAAAGCCGAGTGGGTCGAAAAACTCGGTGGCCAGACCGCGCTGGCGGTGAAGCTGTTTCGCACCGACGGCGCCCAGCTCAAGGACGCGTTCAAGGAAGTCGGCTCGATCGCCACCACCTTTGGCGTCGACCTGGCCGAGCAGTTCGCGGTGATTGGCTCGCTGAGCAGCACCATGGAAGGCGGCGACGCCGGCGGCATCTACAAGGCGTTTTTTGAAAATATCGGCGCCGCCTCGGAAAAGCTGGGGATGAAATTCACCGGTCAGAACGGCAAGTTGCTGCCGATGATGGACATCCTCAGCAAGCTCGAGGGCAAGTTCGGCGACCTGAACAGCGCAGACGCCGGCGCCAAGCTGATCGAGGCTTTCGGCGGTGAGGGTGCCCGCGTGATCACCGCCTTGACCAAGGATACCGATCGCCTACGCAACGGCATGGATCAACTGGGCAAGGTGCGCGGCCTGGAGAACGCCGAGAACATGGCCAAGGCCATGGTTGACCCGTGGCAACAATTCGCCGCTGCCGTCGAGGCGCTGCGTGTGGTGTTTGGCCAGGTGCTGATCCCGATTCTGGCGCCGCTGATGGACAAGCTCGTGGCGATCGGCTCCACGCTGACCCGCTGGACCCAACTGTTTCCGAACATCGCCCGAGTGATCGGCATCGTCACCTTGACGATCTTCGGGATTATCTTTGCGATGTCCGCGCTGACCATGGTGATCGGCATCAGCCGGATGACCTGGCTCGGGTTGGTGACGGTCTGGAAAGTGGTGCAACTGCTGAACCTGCGCACCATTGCCGGCTTCGTGCTGCAGAAACTGGCCATCCTGGCTTACCTGTCCATCTTGACGTTGTTCGGTGCGGCGATGCTTGTCGTTCGCGGCGTCATGTTGGCCTGGCAGGCCGCTATCTGGCTGGTCAACTTTGCCCTGACCGCCAACCCCATTGGCGTCGTGGTGATGGGCATCGCCGCCCTGGTGGCCCTGGTCGCTGTGGCCATCTACTACTGGGACGAATGGACTTCGGCCCTGCTCAATAGCGAGGCCTTTCGATGGGTCAGTGAGCAATTCAAGGTGCTGTCTGACTGGTTCGGTTCCATGGGCGGTTGGTCGAGCATGGCCAAGGGCGCGTGGGACAGCATCGTCGGCGTCTTCTACAAGGCCATCAACAGCTTGATCGAGATGATCAACAGCATCCCCGGCGTGAACATCGAAGCGCGTTTTGGCGGCATGCCGGAAGTGCCAGGGGCAGATGCCGCCGTGAACGCGGCCAGCACGGCCAGCGCCGCACAAACCACCCAGCAGTCCATCAACTCGGCGATTCCGAGCCTGTCCCCGTCGCGTGCCTCGGCCGTGCCCCAGGGCGGCTTGCTGAGCAGCATCCA